AAAAATGAAACTTAGTGGGTTTGAAACTATCACAATTGCTTTTGGTAAATCTAATGCCTACGGTGATGCACCACTTAAATTTAAACTACACTCAATACCTAAAAGAAAACCAGTTGGAAACTTATCAACTGAATATTTGAAACTAAATTTTTGTTCGGAAGAATTAATAACATCAGAACAAACAAAATTTACAAAATCATATAAGGGTATGCAAATATCTGATATGGTTGATGATATAATGGCCTATGGTCTTGGTATACCTTCATCAAAAAGATATATTATACAACCAACAACCGGTGTATATGACTTTAATATTCCAACAATAAAACCTTTTGAAGCCATCAGTTGGTTGTCGAATTATGCAAGACCGGCTGCAAATAATACGAAATTAGCAGATATGTTGTTTTTTCAAACGAAAGATGGATTTATTTTTAAATCTTTATCTTCTATGTATTCTGATCCTGTTTATGCAACCTATAAATATCAACAACAGAACATTACATCATCAACAGAACCAATGTCAGAAGATGTAATTTCTATTTTGGATTATGAATTTGTTAAAACGTTTGATGTTTTAAATGGAATAAATGCAGGTTCTTATGCAAATAAGTTGATTTCTCTGGATCCTTTGACAAGAACAGCATGTACAACAACTTTTAATCATGATACTGACATTAGCCTCACTTTAAATCCAGGAAATCCTTTAGTAACAACAAAAAATCCTTTAAATTTAACACAAAATATGGCCTATAATAGTCGTATAAAAATGAGTGTGACTAATGCGAATCAAAGTAAAAAATCAGGAGTATCACAAGGTTCTGTATCGCATGATATTTTCTTAGAGACATTTGTACCAAACAGAACAGCACAACTGTCTTTGGCCAATTACACAGTTGTCAAAATTAAAATTCCAGGCGATTCATTTATTACTGTTGGTAAGGTAGTTGTTTTTAATTTACCATCATTAAATGCTGGAACAAAAGATTTAGATAAATTTTATTCAGGTAAATATCTAGTGACAGCAGTAAGACATATCGTACAGTCTCCAGGTATCTATCAAACGGTCTTAGAGTTAGCTAAAGATAGTAACGCACAATCATACTAAGGTGATATTATAATGCAAAATTTTTTAGGTAAAGATGGTTTTATTTGGTGGATAGGTGTAATAGAAAATAGAATGGATCCTATTGGCATAGGTCGTTGTCAAGTTCGTATTTTTGGATGGCATACAGATGGAACAGAAGCATCAAAAATGAAAATACCTGTAACTGAACTTCCTTGGGCAACACCTTTATTACCACTTAATTCTCGCAATAATTTTTCTGCACCTGAATTAGGCGATTGGGTGATGGGATTTTTTATGGATGGCGAATCTGGTCAATTTCCAATTATGATGGGCATTTTACCTGGTTTTGCACAACCACCAACAAAGTCTTGAGGTCATAAATGGCAGAAAATACAACAGTAAATTTAGGTGAATTTGGTATAATTAATTTCAAAATAGTTGAGAATTCACCACCGAATTCAATTTTTGGTCAACTACTCAACACAGCTGGAGTTCAGACAACACCTGGACTGGCCAGAGGTTATGTAAAAGGTTCAATCATTGATTTGTTGAATGGTAATCTATCTCATGTTTGTGATTTTAAATTCATCTTTCCAAGTTTGTCATCTATAATTGGTGACCTTGGATTACTAAGTCCAGTTGCAGCTATACAAGATGCAATTAAAAATGCAAAACTAAAAGCTACAAATAGACTAAGGTCAATGATACAGACTATCATTTCAAGTCTAAGAACTGTACTGGATGCTGTTATCACTGGCCTAGGATTTGATGCAACAGGAATTATTTCTTTTAATTTCAGTTTGTTGAAGAAAATTGTCAGACAGATTAATGCAATAACTAAAAAAATTGCTATGATTGTTGAATCTGTTTTGGAATGGGTATTTTTGGCTCAACAAATCGTACAACTAATCAATTGGGTGAAATCATTACCTGCCAAATTGCAACAGATGTTAAAGGATTGTTTGACACAATTTGGTAATTCCATAAAACAAGTTGCCACACAAATAAAGTCTATACCTGACCAAATAACAAGTCTAACGCAAACACAAATTACCAGTATTGCTTCCGAATTTACGGCTGCAGCGAAATTAACTTTAGATGCAGCGACAACATCTCAATCTAGTAGTTCTATTCCAGATGCAGTTACTCAAGCATTTAATCAACCACTAGAGGACCACAGTGTTGCAATACAACAATACATAGTTGACAATACACCTTCAGCTGAAGAAGTTAACTCACAATCTACATCATCTAAAACGGCCAATACAAAAGGACCTTAAAGGAATAATATAATGGCAACAGTAGAAAAACCGGACTTTGTAACGGCTTGGACCGAACCAGAATCAGCAGCAAATACTAATTATCAACCTGTATATCCATACAATAATATAACTCAAACTAAGGCAGGTCACCATTTTGAGATGGATGACACACCCACAAGAGAACGTGTTCGTCTACAACATGGTAAAGGCACTTTCATTGAAATGCATCCTAATGGTGATGAAGTACACAAAATTGTACGTGACGGATACACAATTATTGCAGGAGACCACAATATATCTATTGGTGTAGATGATGGTAAACTTGCCAAGAAATTGAATATTACTGTATATGGCGATGTTTATATGAATGTCAAAGGTGATAAAATTGAAGAAATTGATGGTAATTTTGAACAGCATGTCAAAGGACACTATACACAGACTGTCAATAAAACGTCTACAATAACTTCTTTTGGTGATATGGTGATTAATGCTGGTTCAACAGTAACTGGAACATTAGAGATAAACACACCAGACTCAGTTGTCTTTTCTGCTGACTTGGCAGTCGCTGGTGAGATTACTTGTGATAAACTTACAGCTATATCACGTGTAGATGCTGGTTCTGGTATGAGTATTGGTGCTGGTATTGCTTCAGCAGCTGCGGCTGCAGCAGGATTTCCACCAGCTGGACTAGTTATCCACAATGGTGGCGGAATAGGTGTTAATACAGGAGTTGCAGTTCCAGGTTTTATTACTTGTGTTGGACCAATCAACTCTTTTACTTCAATGTCGGCACCATATATGAGTTCTGTATTAAGTGGTTCAGTTATAGCAAGTGATATTGTCAATAAATTAATGAGACAAATACATACGCATATAGCACCGTTAGGAACGACAAGTCCACCGTTGAATTCTGAGGTAGATGTAAGTGGACCTTAAAAATATAATAGGATTTTAATATGGCGAGTATATACGGAAGACTTGGATTTGATTCAACAAATCCAATAGCAAATGCAGCAGTACAAAACTATGATGCAAATGTCAATTCTCAATTGGCATTAATACCAACATGGTTGAATGAGTGGCAGACAAAAGACGTTGCGGAAGCAAACACAAGTGGTTATTTTCAAAATCCACTAGTTTCTACATTATCAAACGTTTATGTTGTTGCAAATACCATGATGAATATGGTTGGAAATAATGTGCCAATAACTGGAAGCACTACAACCATTACAAATTTGTTGGCCAATACGATGAATAATGCATATAGTATTGGTTATTCAAATACACAACTGTCAATTACTTCTGAATATGATAATTTTCTCTATATCACCAATCGTTTGTCAAATGTGGTAGATATGGATTCAAATACCAATGTACCACATTACGAAACAGCAATTGGCACTGGTAAGATGATGGCTTATATTACAAATCAATCAGATGGAATTCAAAATAATTCACCTATGATAGGTTGTTTCACCAGTTTATATACACAGGATACATTGGATTCACTTGTTGCAAATACTAATCCTTTGTTGGTTATATTGAAAAATAGTATAAATCATACAGTGATTGCATCTCCATACTCAGAATCTTACACTTCTAATATTAGTCTATCAAATGCACAGAGTCTGGACACTAATATGAGTGGTATATTAAATACAATGAAAAGGTCAAGAACCAGTGATACATCATTTTATCAAAATTCACGTGCGGTTTTGAGTGATTACACTAAAGCTACACAATTTAACAGTATCGGTCAAACTGAGAATCAATTGATACAGGAACGAATAGGCACACCTAAACTACTTTCACGCCTAAATGCAAATACCTAAAAATTCGATTTTTTTCGTTCCGGCCCAAGAATTTTCTCCGACAGCTTCAAAAGTCCAAAAAAGCGTTTTACTTTTACGATAAATAAAGAATGGCAACCTTAACAAAACTTTACTCAGATATAGACTTCATGTTCACCAAAAAACCTGGGTCGGCTGATATTGCCCTGAGTTATGATGCACAAGCGGTCATTCGTTCAATTAGAAATTTGATTCTAACCAATCACTACGAAAGACTTTGGAATCCGGATTTGGGGTCAAATGTCAATGGATTATTGTTTGAATTGATTAATCCAACTACGGCAGATGCATTAAGGTACGAAATAAAAGCGTTAATTGAAAATTATGAACCAAGAGCTATTGTAAAAGAGGTGGTAGTTACACCACTACCAGATAAAAACGCATATAATCTATATTTAAGTTTTTTCTTGGAAAATGCAACCTCACCAACAACAATAACACTTCTTTTAGAGAGAAATAGATAAAATGGCAGGTGCTAATTCAAATATTCAGATTACAGAATTGGATTTTAATAATATTAAAAACAATCTGAAAACATTTCTACAATCACAAGATGTTCTAAAAGATTACAACTATGATGGTGCTGCACTAAACATTCTTTTAGATGTTTTGGCATATAACACGCAATATAATTCATATTATTTGAATATGGTTGCAAATGAGATGTTCTTAGATACCGCATTGGTAAGAAATTCAGTTGTTTCTCATTCAAAATTGTTAGGCTATGTACCAAAATCAACAATTGCACCAGAAGCCTCAATCAATTTGACAATGAACCAGGTTACTGATTCGTCATTGACTTTACCTAAGTATACAAATTTTTTGTCAGAAGGTATTGATGGTATAAATTATAACTTTGTGACAACAGATTCAAAAACAGTTACAGTTTCAAATAATCAAGCAGTATTTGAAGGTGTTTCTATCAAACAAGGTACGCCAACATCATCATCATATCTGGTAAATACAACAACCAATCCAAAATTCACATTTAAAATAAATGATGCTGATATAGATACGACCACATTACAGGTTCTTGTACAAGAATCTTCTTCAAATAGTTCGTATCAAATATACACTGAAGCATCAAATTATTTGACACTTAATAGTGATTCTCTTGTTTATTTCCTACAAGAAGGTCTGAACGGACTCTATGAAATATATTTTGGTAATGGTATTCTTGGTAAAAAATTAACTGATGGTAATATAGTAAAAACATCATACATTAAAACTTCAGGCACATTGGCCGAAGGTGCAAACAATTTCATATTGATGGACCAGATATCAGGTTACTCCAACAATATGGTAGAATCGGTTACATCGGCATCACAAGGTTCCTCTAAAGAAAGTATCAGTTCAATTAAATTCCAAGCACCTAAAAATTATTCAGCACAAGGCCGTGCGGTAACAAAAGAAGATTACATCACTGCAATACAACAGAATACTTTAGGTTATTCCTTTGATGCCGTTAACGTTTGGGGTGGACAAGAGAATGACCCTCCAATCTACGGTCAAGTGTTTGCTTCAATTAAACCATCTGGTTCATACAACTTAACACAAACACAAAAACAAAAAATAGTTGAAGAAGTTATCAAACCAATTTCTATGTTGACAGTTGTTCCAACATTGGTTGATCCTGATTATACTTACATTCAGATTACTACAAACGTTTTGTATGATCCAAAGAAAACAACATTGACGCCTGGTCAAATTAAAGAAACTGTTAAGACAGCAATTTATAATTTGGCACAAACATCTTTGAATACTTTTAATTCTATATTTGTGGCCACAGATTTTACAAACGCAATTAATAGTGCCGAACAATCAATCATAACAAATGAAATTAGTATACAAATTCAAAAGAAATTTTATCCTAAGTTAGCTGCACCAACAACATACAACCTATATTATGGTGTACCATTGAAAAAAGGTATGTTTTTGAGTGGTGTTAATAGTTCACCTGCGGTCCAATTTAGAGACACAGTAACTATTACAAATATTATTGATGGAATTTATATTGAAGAAGTTCCATCATCAACTGGTGGTGTAGATTCTGTTACAGTTATTAACCATGGTTATGGATATCAATATACACCAACAGTTACAATTTCAGGTGATGGTGCAGGTGCAACTGCATCAGCAGTATTAAATGCTGACGGAACTATTAAACGTATTGATGTTACATCATCTGGTAATAATTATACCAGTGCAATTGCAACTATCACACCAGTATCTGGTGATGTTACTGGTAATTTAGGTGCGGCTATTGTGAATCTTGCAGGTCAATATGGTACATTAAGAACATATTATAATAATACAAACAACGTTAAAACGATTTACAATTCTAATGTAGGAACAATTGATTACAACAATGGTATTGTAACATTGAATTCTTTTGGACCAATACAAGTAGATAATGATTTAGGACAACTAACAATTTCTGTAAATCCAACAACAACTATACTATCATCATCTTTGAATAGAATTATTACATTAGATCCTAATGATCCAGGTGCGATTGTTGTTAACGTTACCGCCAAATAAAAATGATAGTAGAAGATAAAAAAACTTCACTTCTGGTAGACTCACAACTACCAGAATTTGTTCGAGATAATCCTGAGTATCAAAACTTTTCCTTATTTCTTAAAGCATACTATGAATGGATGGAATTGGCTAATGCAGCAAACTCCTCTATCGGTACAGCTAATACAAATAATCAAGGTGTTGTATATGCATCAAAGAATCTATCAAATTATTCAGATATAGATGCAACCATTGATGGTTTCATTGACTATTACACGAATGATTTTCTACCATATTTTCCAAAAGATATATTGGTAGATAAAAGAGAAGCGGTAAAATTTGCAAGGCAATTATACCAGTCTAAAGGTACACCAGCATCTTATCGATTTCTTTTTAAGATACTATACAATTCTGACTTTGATTATTTCAATACAAAAGATGCGATTCTAAAGGCATCTGATGGTAAATGGTATGTTGCAAAAAGTTTAAAGTTATCTACAACTGATTCTAATTTTTTAAAAATTGCAAGACTCAAATTGTTTGGTGAAACAACAAAGTCACTAGCAACAGTAGAATCATCTCTACTTGCAGGTTCAAAGACTGAAGTTTTCATTTCAGATATTGAACGACTATTCCAATCAGGTGAATTTGTACGTGTTGTTGACAATAAAAATCAAACTGTTTTATTTGATGGCGAACCATTACGTGCAAAGATTGTTGGTCAAATCAGTCAAGTTAATATTGATCCGAACAATAGAGGATTGTTATATCAACCTGGTGATCCGGTTATCATTCATGGTGGATTAAATTCTAATACAGGTCTTGGTGCATCATCATTAGTATCAACAACCACAACGGGTTCTATACAACGTTTAAATGTGATAAATGGTGGTTATGGATACAGAGCCGATCCAAATACTATTATAACAATTACTAATGATGGTGGGGCTACTGCCAGTGTAGCAACATTAAATCCAATAGGACAAGCCAACGTTGCATTGATTCCGATTGATAGTATTGCACTTAAAAAGTTTATAAAAATTAATGATGCAAACTATTCTTTTGCAAATATTGCTGTTGCTAATCTCAACACCACATTAGTTAATGCATTTTCTTTTACTTCTTTCACCACATATCCAATTTCATCTGTTGCAGTAACTAAGAGTGGTGGTGGCATATCATCAGTACCTTCTGTAAGTGCTGCAGCAGTATATCAAGGTGAAACATCCGCAAATACAGTATACTTGGCAGCACTTGGTATATTGGCACCAATACAAATTGCAAATGGCGGCCACGGATATCAAGCAAATGATAAGATTGTTTTCTCTGGTGGACCTGGTTCAGGTGCAGCTGCAAATGTAACTTCAGTTAGTGGAACTGGTGCAATTACTGGTGTATCATACGTTTATAGTACCTCAGGAATATATCCTTTGGGTGGTATGGGTTACAAATCATCCAATCTACCTACACTTTCTGTAAATTCAGCCAACACACAGGCAGGTGGTGCAAGCCTATATGTTCCTGGTATATTAGGTGAAGGTGCTACATTCTCTGTGGTTGTAGATAGAGTTGGTTCAATTTCAACAATAAAACTAACAAATGCTGGTGAAGATTACGTTACAACACCAAATGTTTCTATAAAGGTACAAGATATTGCTGTATCTAATGTGTCAATATTGAATTTGCCGCAAAAAGGAGATACAATATATCAAGGCACAAATATTAATGTTGCATCATACACAGCAACAGTAGACTCCATAACAAAACTATCTACTGATAATAATCCTTTGTTGAGTGTTTATAATTTAAGAGTCTATGATTATAATGGTGCTTTAAACGGTACTTTACCATTAAAAGATGGTAATGAAATTAACTTGACCATGGTTAATTCCGCTTTGCCTCAATATGTTTATACATACAGTGGCACACTCAACAGTGACGGACAACCATACACAAGAACATATGACAGTAGTGGTGTGATTACATATGGTGATGGTAGTGCAAAAGGTACTGCATCATTCTTAAACGGATTGGTTATCAGTCAAGGTCAATATTTGAATTCACAGGGACAACCAAGTTCTTATGACATTCTACAGAGTAGCAATTACAATAACTTTACATATCAGATAACTGCAAATAAAGAAATTGCAAAATACAGAGATGTATTATATAACTTATTACATCCAGCTGGAACAAAAGTAATTGGCCGTTATACATTAAAATCAAATGGTTCATACACAACAACTGCATCATCTGGTCTAAGAACTGGTTTCACATTGTCACATTACACTGGATATCCAGGTTCATTTGGTTTAATGTCAACAGATTTTACAAATAAAGGTACCAGTGTTGTTCAATTCTATAGTTTACTTGGCGCAAACATAGAAAATTTCATAACAACTAGCAGCACTGTTTCTTTAACTGATAGAAATGGTTACCAAGTAATATCGGATGTTATTGATGTATCTGGTTCATCCATTGAAGATTTAATGATAGATGGTGTCACAGTAGATTTGATGCTTGAAAGTAGTACTGAAGACTTGATGGCTCAAGGATCTGATACAATTACTTTAGATGATACTTATTGGTTAACATATCCAAATGTTGCTATCGTGACGGCCAATTCTGGTTCTAACGTCATAAATATAAAATCATTGACTGGTAAGTATGACATTATAAACAATGGTGTTTATAGTAACACCGCATATCCATTAAAAGACATTGTATTTGCTGGCGACTATGTTTTAATTGATAACAACGGAAGTAACTTAGTCACATCAGTTGATTATGTTAATCGTAAAATAGTTGTAGCAAGTAATTTTATAGCAAATGCAAATTCTTATTTGACGGTCAACAGAACATTCGTTGCAACAGACGTAAAGATTTATGGTCCTACTGGAATACAATACATTCCTGAGTTGATAACAGAAGATGGAAATACATTGGTAACAGAAGCCGGAAACATAATACTTTTGGGGTAAAAAAATAAATGAGCTCAGTAAAAATATCACAATTAAATTTAATTACAAAACTTAATGCAAACACACAGAACACTTTGTTTGTTGCGGTTGATGTACCCTCAGGTGTAACCGGTAAGTTTACTGGTCGTACACTTGCACAAGGATTATATTCAAATGAAGTATTGAATGTAGGTAACAATCAAATAACATTACCTAATACCGTTGCACAGTTTGCTGCTTCTGGTGCATCATATATTCAAACTAATTTAGTTAATATAGACAATGGTGGTACGGCTGATATTGTAGTTACTGCTAACACCGGTACAGACTCAACTTACTTTATTGACGTAGGTTTTGCAAACGCTAATGTAACACCTGGTTTAGAATTTAATAACCTTGGCACTGCAATCTATCCGCTTGATGGTTATATCTACACACAAGGTAATGGTGTAGGAAATGCAAGAGCCAATGGTGGTAACTTGGTTATTGGTAGTACATCAACAGCCACTGAAATTAAATTTATTGCTGGTGGTTATAATTCTAGCAACATCGTGGCTAAAATAACTGCCAATGGTTTTAAGATGGTTAATGGTTACCCAATATATTTTAATGATAATACTACACAGAATACGGCAGCAGCACCATTTGCATATACAAATACAATTTATGATTTAGCTAACACAGCACCATTTGCATATACACAATCAAACGCATCATTCTTACAGGCTAATGCGGCATATGCGCTGGCATTGGCAGGTATCGGTACTGCTAACTCAGCAACAACTTTGGCCAATGCATCGTTTGATAAGGCAAACAATGCACTTGCTAATACAACAGGAACATTTGCTGGTAACTTGACAGTAACTGGTAATTTAATAATTAGTAATACTGCAACAATCAACGGAACATTAATTCCAACTCTTACTGCTAACGGAAATACATCAACATACGCAGCAAAGTATCTTGTAGAATACAATCCTCTTTCAAAAGCACTTACTTACTCTAGCACGCCTGATGCATCTAGTCCTTATATTACAGGATATAGTTCAGAAATTCATGTAAGTCCCGTGGCATTTAATGATAGTGGTAAAGGTACAATTGGTGATCCAGTAAAAACAATTGCTCGAGCAATAGAACTAATAACTCCTGCATTTGAAACTACTGGTGCTGGTCAAAGAAAAACAATCATTTTACATCCAGGTGATTATCCTGAAAATGTAACAATTAATACTCAGTATACCGTTTTAACCACACATGAGTTAATAGGTAAAAGCACAACTCTTTCTGGTACTTTAACTCTTACAACAGGTTGTACCGTTGATGGTCTCAAGATAAACAATCTTGTTATCTCAGGAACTTCTGCAAATGGTTCGGTTGATATTATTGGTTGTACAGTAACGACTGCGGCAACAAAAACATCAACAGCATATACAAATTTTAGAGGATGCGACTTATCCACATCTACACTAAGCATTACTGGCGCTGGTACAGTTGTGTTGAATGGTGGTAATTATTATACCTTTACGGTAAATAATGCGTCTGCTGCAGTTTTGGCTAAAGCAGTTATTAGTATGGGTCCAATAACCCTTACAGCAGGAACACTACAACTTTCCGATACGCTTGTTTATTCTGCTACTAATACAGCTAATGCTATAACACAAAGTGCAGGATCGGTATTAACATTAAACAATTCTCAGACACTGATACCAGATTTAACAAATGTATCAAGAAATAGTTTTGGTGGATTTTATTCTATTCTTCATTCTGTCTATGATAAAGCAAACTCTACTTTTGGTGGTACATCACTAAACGCAATTTCATATAGTCAGTTTATCAATGCAGATAATTTAAATGTCCAAGGCAACGTAACAATTACTGGTACTGTGGCGCCAGTAAAAGGATTCATTTATACACCAACACAATATCCAGGTGCTCAGACAGCCATTACAATTGATGTTGCAAACACAGCTGTCACAAAAGCCAATACAACAGCCGGTTTGGTTGTAACTCTTTCTAATTTATTGGCAGGCAAAGAAACAGTTCTATGGGTTGTTAATGCGGCAGGAACAAATCAAACATTTACACATGGTTTGAGTGCATTGAATTCAACAACCAATTCAACTACTTACAATATACCAGGAACATCATCAATTTTGGTAAGATATATGTGTATAGATAATACCTTGGCAAATACTTTTGTAGCAATTACACACGCTTAATAAATAAAACACTATGGCAAATAAAAATCTTTTAGTATACGGTTCTAAGGTAGCACAGGTCAAACAGGCCTATTACTCACCGACATTAGTACTTAAATCCGACTCAACCAAATCGGTTGCAGTAACATATTGTTTTTTATCTAAGGTTGATCCTTGGCCAGATGAAGGCAATCCCACTGCGCCAACACAGGACCAAAAGTCAATCAAAAAAGTATTCAAAAATATATTTGCAACCAAACTATTAAATTCATCTGATATATCTCCTGTTATTCAACGTATAGATTGGAATTCAGGTACAGTATATGATTATTATCGTGATGATACCGATATGTTTGCACAAGATACTAACGGACTTAAAGTATATAATTATTATGTAAAGAACAAATACGACCAAGTATTCAAATGTCTATGGAATTATAATGGTTCACAATCTATTGTAGAACCTTTCTTTGAACCTGGTTCTTATGACACAAATAATATTTTCATTGGTTCTGATGGGTACAAATGGAAATATATGTATACCATTGACACTGGTTCAAAATTAAAATTCATGGACTCTACATGGATGCCAATCATCGTTAAGGCAGGTACACCAAACCCATTATATTCTGATGCAGGTGTTGGTAGTATTGATGTTATTAATGTAACAAATGGTGGTTCAAGTTATAATCCAGTAAATGCTGCCATCACAATTACTATTACTGGTGATGGTACAGGTGCCGCAGCATCTGCCAATGTTGTTAGTGGTTCCATTAAAGATATTGTTGTTACATCATATGGTAGTGGTTATACTTACGCTAATGTGGCTATCACCTCCACACAAGGTTCTGGTGCTGTAGCGATTGCACCAACCTCACCAATTGGTGGTCATGGATACGATCCTATGTCAGAACTGGGGTGTACTCATGTAATGTATACATCTCAGTTTAATGGGTCTGAAAACGGACTTATTCCTACCGACATTGATTATCACCAAATTGGTTTGATAAGTAATCCATTGGCATTAGATACCACACCAAGTTTTGCAAACGGCTCAGTGTATTCCACAACAACAGATTTAGTTGTGGCACCAGGTTTTGGTGCATATCTAAATGATGAATATGTTTATCAAGGTACAAGTACAGAAAATAGTACATTTATTGGCACAGTTTTGAGTTTTGATGCAGTAGGTAATGTGGTTAAGATTCTAAATACTACGGGTACCTTGACAACAAATGCTCCACTTTTTGGAAATTCTTCAGGCACTACAAGAACATTATTGTCATATAGCACTCCAAAATTTGTTTTATCTTCTGGTAATATTCTCTCTATTGAAAACAGAACAGGCGTCCAAAGAAGTACAGATGGAATAGAACAATTCCGATTTGTCTTAGGTTATTAAAAGGAAAAAAATGGCTCTAAATTTTAATGTTGATCCGTACTACGATGATTTTGATCCGTCAAAAAATTTCCATCGTGTATTGTTTAAGCCTGGTGTGGCCGTACAGGCCAGAGAACTGACTCAATCTCAAACAATCCTACAAGACCAGATTTCCAAATTTGCTGACAACATTTTCACACAAAATACACCAGTTACTGGTGGTAAAATATCAACAAATTTTAAATGTTACTACCTTAAATTAAATTTAAAATATAATAATTCTGACGTTGTTGCTGGCAATTTCTTAAACAAGATTATTCAAGACACATCAGGAACAGTTATCGCTAAGGTTATTGCAACTGCTGAAAAGACTGGTACTGATACACAAGCTGGCGATCCACCAACATTAATTGTTTCTTACCTATCAGGTGTTCAGTTCACCAATAATATGGTTGTATCTGTTGTGGATAATCCTAATATTATTGCAACAACAATTACTTCAGGAAGTACAGGTCTTTCTTCTACTGCCTCAATATCTAATGGTGTTTTCTATGTTGTAAATGGCCATTCTATTTCAGCCACACAAAATACTGATGGTACATATTCAAATTATTCTATTGGTAATTTTGTTTCAGTACAACCACAGACAGTTATTTTAGACAAGTACAGCAATACACCATCATATAGAGTTGGTCTTTCTATAACAGAAAGTATTGTAGATTATATTGCAGATTCTTCTCTATTGGATCCTGCTATTGGTGCTTCAAACTATCAAGCACCAGGTGCTGACAGATACCAAATTGTTCTATCATTGACTTCACTTCCATTGGAGTTAGGAAATGATGGTGCATTTATTGAATTATTAAAAGTACAAAACGGTTCTGTTGTTAAACAAGTTGATGGTACCGTTTACTCTGTTATTGATGATTACTTTGCAAAACGTGATTATGAAACCAATGGTGATTACATCGTTGAAGATTTCAAATTAACACCAGCTGCAAACACAAACAACTCAACAACATATGACCTAAAAATAGGTAAAGGTATTGCCTATGTTCGTGGTTATAGAATTGAAAATCAAGGCGATGTTTTATTAACAAGTAATCGTGCAAGAACAACTAATTTTATTAATAATAATTCAACCTTTATTGATTATGGAAACTATTTCTATGTTGATACTCTTAAAGGTACATTTGACTATACAACATTACCTACTGTGGATTTACACTGTATAGGACCAGAAAGTATCAATCGTTCTAATGCAGCAACTTATCAATCCACATTGGTTGGTAAAACAAAGATTAGAAACCTAAGTTATGTTTCAAGTACATCGGATTCTAATACACAAACATATGTTTACAAATCTTATGTTACTGACATAACATCAAACACATTAACATCAAATGCTAGAAGCAGTTCTACTGCCAATACATTGGTAGTTTACGACACGACAGGTAAGTTTTCAACAACAGCCAATGCTTACTATGGTGCAATAGTAACAATTACATCTGGTACAAGTGTTGGAGATTCCAGAAAAATTTCTTCCTATAATTCAACAACAAAATCTATTGTTGTAGACCCTGCATTTACATTAACACCAGATGCAACAACAAACTTCTCAATACAATTCAATTCAAAACAAGTAGAATCTATTGTTGTTGCCAACTCAACATATTATCCAATTACTTCAGCAAATATCAATACACTTAATGGTAAAAAGAATGGAGTACCATTAGAAGATACTGTATTCTATACATCAAATGCACCTGAGTTATTGTTCCAAGTTGGTTATCCATATGTTGCCAACATTGCTGACTCAAGTTACATCTCTACAAGAGTATTCAGAAGTAAAACATTTGGCGGTGGGTATCAAATCACTTTGACTTCTGGTAGTGGAAATCCATTAAGATTCTTAGGAACAGGAACACTATCTTCTGATGTAATCAAACAAAATTATATTGTTATTGACAAGTCAAGCAATACAGTATTAGATTTTACCACATCTGGAAATACAGTTGTAGTAACTTCTGGCCGCGATTCAGTAACATTCACTTCAGCTACATATGCTGGTAAAACTGTTGATGTTATTGCAACTGTTTCTATTTCTAATGCGGATGGCACATCCTATGTTCTGAAGGCTAAAAATCTTTTAGTTGGTAACACAACAAATATGTCCGCATTAAGTGGCACATTGATTAATAATACCTACGTTAACACAACAAAAGGCCAAGTTTATATTACTGGTGGTGATATAACTACAGGCAATATGTCTTTGTATGTTTCAGATGTTAAAAAATTAACAAAGGTTGTTGCAAGTGGTAGTGCATCAGCTCATGTAACAGACGCTATGATGGCATCATCTACATATGATGTTACAAACCTTTTCAGGTTAGATAATGGACAAAGAGATGGTTACTATGACCATGCAACAGTTTCTTTGGTGGCTGGTGCAAACAAACCATTAGGCAAATTGTTATTTGTTTTTGATTATTACCAACACTCAGGTGGTGATGGTTACTTTAGTGTACTATCTTATTTGGCTGCATCTAGTGGTGGTGTGTCAACTTCACCTGAAACATACTCAGACATTCCAAGTTACACAAGTTCAGGTCGTACCACATATAAGTTATCCGATTCATTAGACTTCAGACCAACTAGAAAAAATGGTGTGTCTACTTTCACATTAGACTTATCAGTGAACACAGATGCAGGTGCATTGATACCAACAAATCTATCCGAATTCACAAATGATTATGCTTACTATTTGGGTAGAAAAGATAAACTGATTCTAAGTAAAGATAGAAGTTTTAAAATAATTGAAGGTGCACCATCAACAACACCAATTGCACCAGACCAACCAGATGGTTCATTGGTGGTTGCAAATATTACACATGATCCATATACAGCTATAATTCCTGGTGAAGAAATGTTCTCAGGAAAAACAACTCTATCTAAACCAAATCTTTCTATTGATAGAGTTATCTACAAACGTTGGATCAAAAAAGATATCACTGACCTACAAACAAGAGTTAACAACCTTGAATACTACCAAGCTTTGAATCTACTGGAACAAAAGGCTGCATCACTACAAGTGCCTGATGTAAATGGTCTGAATCGTTTTAAAAATGGTATTTTGGTAGATGACTTCTCATCATACTTGACTGCTGATACTTATAACAAAGATTACTTTGCAAACATCAACACAAGAAACAAAACATTAACACCGTTGACACTTGTTAGCAATTTCCAACTTCAAAATCCTATAGTATTAAACAGTTTAGGTACTCTGAGAAATACTAATACGTTTGCTATTTCTAGTATCCATGGAACTGAAACAAACGTATTCACACTTCCATATACCAAAGCAAATACAATCGTACAACCTTTGGCAACAAGCACATTGAGTTTGAATCCATTCTCACTATCTGTAGCACAAGGTGTTGCAAGATTAAGTCCATCCATGGACAATTGGGTTGATACTAGAACAGCACCAACAATTTTGGTTACTGATGATAAATTACAACAGAGACAAGACCAACAGGGCTTGAATTACACCAACAGTGGTGATTTTAATTCATTGGTTAATAAAACAACTGATGATTCTGTTCATTTATTACCTTTCATTAGACCACAACAACTATTGGTTAGAACAAAAGGTATGTTGGTTAACACACCAGTTTCTACATGGTTTGATGGAAAAAATGTTGACAAGTATATTCAACCAGCAAGTACAGTAGAATTAAAGAATGTTACCGGTACATTTAAAGAAGATGATATTATTGGTTTCTATCTTTCATCAGCAGCTAGATTTTATCCAACTGCTCGTGTAGCTTCTGTATACAAATATCCAAATTCAACTAATGTTCGTTTGTATGTTGCACCAGTTTTAGGTGCAGTGCCATATATTTCATCACAAACAATTCAAAATGGTAAAATTGATGCAACAGGAACATACATACCAAATTCAGCAACAGGTACAGGTACACTGAATGACACAACAACTTCTATTCTACTTTCAGGTTCAGTAACAGGTGTTGGTGGTAGTTATACTCCAGTCGGTGGTTCAGGCACATATCAAATTTATAAAGTACAAAACCCAAATGATTGGTGTACATTCTTAAATCAATATGGTGTATGGGGTAGCACTACTACATATAGTTCTACCGCATACACAGGATCATTTTCTACTGGTGTTATTCCAGCTGATACATATGTAATTCAAATATCTTCAACAAAAACTGGAACAAATCTTGTATTCATTGATGGTGTTTCTATTGGTACAATAACTGGTCCAACCAATGTTGATGTGTTTAGTAAAACATTAACAAAAGGTACACATACAATTTCTTGGAGTGTAACAGGCAATGCATCTTTACCATTAAACGGTATTGCTGTTCTTGTTAAAAATTCAGCTGGCGCTGTTGTATTTGAATCAACTAATCCACCTAATTGTAACTATGATAGTGTAGACCAAGAAATATTACAACCTGGTGGTGGTGCATGGTTCACTGGTGTAACAAAGATTAAACTAGACCAACAAGCATCTAGTGTTAATGACTATTATGTTGGTGCAACAATTCAGGTTACATCCAAATTTATGGTATCATCAACAACTACAACTGCTACTTATGTACCACCACCACCACCAAATAATAGCG